CGGACTCATGCAACTGACCGCCTTTGGGGCGCAGAATGTTCTTATTAACGGGAATCCATCCATGTCCTACTTCACGAAACTCTACAAGCGCACGACAAACTTTGCGATGGAGCATTTCCGCCTCGAACCGCGCAACATCACCGACACGGGTCTCCCGCAAGCAGGCAATGCGACGTATCGCTTCAAAGTCCCCAACTACGCAGATCTGCTGCACGACTGCTACCTCTGCGTCACTCTGCCCGACATCTGGTCTCCTATCGCTCCCGTCGCGCCCGGTTCTACGGTAGGGTATCCCTACGAATTCCAGTGGAGCAAAAACATTGGGTTCAACATGATTGAGGAAGTCGCCATAAACTTTAACGGGTCTACGATGGTCACCATGACCGGCGAGTGGATGAAGATCCTGAGTTACCTTCAGGAAGATATCGGAAAACGCGAGGTAATTGACGAGATGGTGGGGAACGTTCCCGAGGTTTACGACCCCGCGAACGCAAATGGTCGTGTAAACCAGTACCCGCAAGCGATCGCCAACCAGTTCAACACCACACCTGCTCCTTCCATTCGCGGTCGCCAACTCCAGATCCCGCTGCCGTTCTGGTTCTGTAAGGAGATCAGTCAGTCCCTCCCTCTCATCGCCATGCGCCTCACCGAAATCGAATTTGTTATCACCCTGACCAACATGTACCAGCTGTATACCGTCAACGACGTCACGCGCGCCCCCTACAACTACCGCATTCTCCCCATCCCCGGTTCACCAACAAGCGGCGTTCAGAACTTTCTGTCCTACCCCGACATCAACGGATTCCCAACCAACAGCGCGCTCACATCTTGGAACATGGACCCCTACATCGAGGCGAACTATATCTTCTTGACAGACACCGAGCGCGCATACGTTGCTGCCAACGAGCGCACCTTCCTCATAACCCAAGTCAAGTACGTCTACAACGAAAAGCAGTACGGTCTGAACAGCGCCCTCATCCCAATGTACAACCTGTGCACGCGCGTCGTCGCCCTCTTTCAGCGCTACGACCGCACGCTTCTCAATGACTGGGACAATTACACGAATTGGGAGAATCAGTTCTACGCTCCGGTCATTGCCGGAGTACCCGCGAGTCCCGCGTTTTTTCAAGGCGCAATTCAGTCCGAGGGAGTGTACTCTCCCGCGCAGTTCCTGTCGACAGGTACTGGGTTTCCAAACAATATGAATCAGCAGGATATTCTCGTCGAGGGCAACCTCGTCTTTGACGGAAAAGATCGGTTCTCGACCAAGAACGCCGATTTCTTCCGCAGCATACAAAACTACCAATTTTCGAAAGGCGACACCGAGCGCATGCCCGGAATATACCTGTACTCGTTTGCGCTCGACCCCAACTCGATTACGCAACCGTCCGGAACTGTCAACGCATCCATGTTCAACAAGACCTACTTCAACTACAACCTGCTCGTTCCACCGGTCCAAGCAACATCCCTCACTACCCAGGCGTCCCTAGCAGTCCTCAAAGACGCAGTCTTCAGTCCGAACCCCGGACCAGGAGTCAACGTGTTATCCACGATATCCCCGGGTCCGGGGATAGCGCCCCTCGTAAACCCCGCAGATGTAGTCGTTCTCTATTCGTCTCCTACAAACCTCGACCTCCAGTATCAGGGTTATAACTCGACAGTATACGTCGAGTCCTACAATTTCCTGAAGGTTACCAACGGTCAAGCAAATGTCGTGTTTACAACATAATGAACGTCGTAGTGCCTCCCGATACAGTCCTACCCGAAGACGACGCAAGCAACGATATTCAACTAGACATGGACCCCGTCCCCCAGCCGATCGTGCGCAACGTTGGCGGGTTCATGTTCTACGCGGTCGGGTACAGTCTCGCGATTCTTGCGTGGTCGGTCGTGTGGGTTGCCCTGATGTTTATCATGGGAAAAATGGGCGTGACAAAACCTCCTTCGATGTGGTTGCGCGTCGTCTGGTCCGTGCCGCTTCTCGGAATTCTGGCAGGGTTCATCGGCGGAGGTACGACGATAGGATGGTTGTTTTCCATATACGGGTTCGGATACTTCATTGTGTGGATATCAGTGGTAATTGCACTTCTATTTGGGTTGTATCCACCGAGTTGGTTAGCGCCCTCCCCGGCGTGAGTTCCAGGAGTTCGCGCATCGCCTGTGCGGGATGTTCGAAATTGCGAAAGAGAATCTGATTGACTTCTGCCGGACTCCACTTGCCGTCAATTTCAGGATGATCCCATTCAAGGACGAGCAGATCGTAGAACCCCATAATCATCTCGCGCACGATATTGGACGAACACTTTTTGAACTCGATAATCATATCGATCCTGCCCGGGCGAATCAGCGCCTTGTCGAAGCGTTCAGGGTAATTCGAAGTAAACACCACAATGCGCCCCGAGGATTCCAGAGTGCCGTCCAGCAGATTCAGCAGGAATGCGAGGTCGATGGGGTCTTTAATAATATCGTCGTCCAGTTCGGGCGCAAATGGGTCTTTTGATGCGGCAGAGTGCTGTTTCTCGGGTCGCTTCCAGTCGCGATTCAGCAGGACATCGCCCATGGCGTCCGCGTCTTCGATAATGTACACGCGCTCCGAAATCGGGATCGTGTACTTTTCCAGAGTGTTGCCGTTAAAGACATGAATGTCGTCGCTGAAAAAGAGATGGCGAAGTTGCGTCTTGGTCTTGATTTCCGACAGTTGAATGTTGACGGGGTGGCGGCGCGCGACGTTGGCGATCGCCTTGATTTCCGACGTCTTGCCCGTCCCAGGCGATCCGTGAAACAAAAATCCGAGCGTATACGGAATGCCCTTGCGCTCGTACCACGACCGGTTGCCCAAAAAGAACTCGACGCGCTTTTTCACAACGGGTTGCTCTTCAAAGTACACATTTTCAAACGTTCGCGTCGTGGAAAACTTGTGCTTTGTGTATACCAGAAACCCCGTCGGCAGAGGGTTCTGGTTCGCACGTTGTTGCTTCTTCTTGCCTTCCACGACCTGGTCGAAATAGTAGAGATCGTTTCCGAGTTTATTGAGCATCTTGCGCTCGTAATCCTGGTTACACGTGTCGACAAAAATCTGGAGCGCGCGAATATTGCCCTGTTTGGAAAAGAGTTGAAACTTGATGTTTTTTACATTTCCTTCGTCGGCGTCAATCTTCAGGAGGCGGAAGTAAATGTCTTCACCGACCCGCACTGGGTCAAACTCGAATGGCAGATAATCGTGATTGGCGATCGAAAGCAGGCGGCGGGTGGCGGGAGAGCAGGCGACGTAGTGAATGACGGCGTCCATGCGCGTCAAGAACGGCGGACTCTGCCCTCCCTTCTGCTGCGGCGCCACGCCCCGCTCACACTCGATGACTGCCGACATCTCAATATCTTCCAGGGGAGGAGCAACTTGCTGCTGCTGCTGCGCTTGCGCTTGCGGTGGTGTTTGAAGATTCCAGAGACGTCCAAGCATTATTGGTTGCGATGAAAGTGTGTTGCTCTATTTTAACACGCTGCCGACGCCGATGCACTTGTCCAGAGTCGCAGTGCCCTCGTACACGGGTTTCGATCGGCGCAACCGAAGTTGCTGAGACGCTTTCTGGACCGTTTCGGCAGTCAAAGATACATAGGACTTTACGTCGCGCGCTGAAACCTGCGTGTTGACGGACGGCATGTACAGGCGGATAGGAGACATGGATAGTTGCAGGGGTTTTGTAGAGTGCCGAATGAGTTCCCGATACTGCTGGATATCCAGATTTCCGCCAAACATTCGCAAAACACGCCGATCGGGGGCGGGGTGGAGATTTCCTCCTGCAGAGTAAAGTTTGCCGTAGACAGACTCCACTAGCGAGTGGCGATACCACTTTTCAGATTCGGTGAGTTTGGAGTCATTGTAGATGTAGGTCAAGCAGCACTCGGGACTGCAAAAGTTCCCTTCGCCGCTGTATGTGTTTGTGTAGGATTCATAGTGCGTCGGTATGCAGAACGCCTTTCCGCAAAACACATGGCAATCGTTGAAGCAAACTGTGTCGTCCCGGTACTCGGTTATGTTTTGAATTTTTGAAATAAGTTCGTGAATGACAGACTCGTCGAACCGCGCAGTCGCAGAGTTCTGCGTTTCGCGAAGAACGTCGGAATACTGCTGGACCGCCCCGCTACTGTCCGCACTCGTACCTACCGGATCATCAACAGACCCCATGCTGTTTTCTACGATAAAGTCCTTTCGCACCTTCAGGAAGAAGATGACGGGTGGCAGTTCGACAATCGGTTTGCTATTCTCCGGAGCAGAGTCTCCCGCTACAGCAGCAGTCTTGCTCTTTTTCGTTCGAGGGGGCATTTACATGAATGCGTTTTTTCTGTGTAAAACGAACCGGACTTTCAGAGGAGGTATCCGAGGTATACAATGTCGGCAGGAGCAGGAGCAGGATACAAGAAGCACACGCACCGCGAGCACATTCTGAGTCTGCCGGACACGTACGTCGGGTCCATCGAGACGGCGCCGTCCGACCCGATGTATGTCGCGGAGGACGAAACGTTTGTGCTCACGTCGATCCCCGATTTCAACCCGGGTCTCTACAAACTCTTTGACGAAATCGTGGTGAACGCGCACGACCAGGTGGTGCGCATGCGGCAGCGCGGCAGCGACGCGCCCGTCAAGAATGTCCACATCACAGTGGACGACACGACAATCACCGTCAAGAACGACGGCGAGGGGATCGACGTTCTCGAGCATCCCGAATACAAGGTGTGGATTCCGCAATTGATCTTTGGCGAGTTGCTCACGTCGTCGAACTACGACAAGGAAGAAAAGAAACTCGTAGGCGGCAAGAACGGGTACGGCGTCAAACTCGCCAACATCTTTGGTAGGTCGCTGACCGTCGAAACCGTGGACGCGAAAACAGCGAAAAAGTACACGCAGACCTGGGAGACCAACATGACGGTCGTCCACCCGCCCAAAATTGTGGCATCAAAGGTGAAACCCTACGTGTCCGTCGCATGGACGCCCGACTTGGCGCGCTTCGGTCTGAAGTCAATCAGCGCCGGCATGCAGAGTCTCTTTCGTCGCCGCGCAACCGATCTCGCGATGACGGTCGGCAAAGAGGTCAAGGTCCACTGGAACGGCGCGCTCATAAAGTGTCGCGACCTCGCCGTCTACGCCACCGAGTTTGTGAGCACGCCCGCGGTCTCGTACTCCAACGAGCGGTGGAGCGTCGTCGTCGCCGACACGCCTACCGACGGTCACCTACAGGTTTCCTTTGTGAACGGTATCTGGACGTCAAAGGGCGGAACGCACGTCGACTACATTACGAACCAGGTTGTGTCCCATGTTGTGGACTACCTCGAGACCAAGAAGAAGATCAAGGTCAAACCATCCATGGTGCGCGAGAACCTCGCGGTGTTTGTCACGGCGCAGATTGAGAACCCCTCCTTCAACTCGCAGACCAAGGAAACGCTGACCTCCAAGGCGTCCACGTTCGGGTCTACGTGTAAGTTGCCCGAAGAGACGCTCAAGAAGATCCAGAGCAAGTTGGAACTCGTGGACACCCTGATTGTGTCGCAAAAAGAAAAGGACGATAAGGATAACAAAAAGTCCGATGGAAAGAAAAACAGCAAGATCTATGGCATCCCAAAGCTTGAAGACGCTGCTTGGGCGGGAACAGCGACCAACTCCGCCCGATGCACCCTCATTCTCACCGAGGGCGATTCAGCAAAGGCAATGGCACTCAGCGGTCTTACGAAGACTCAGCGTCAGTCTTTCGGCGTGTTCCCTTTGCGGGGGAAAATAATGAACGTCAAGGACTCTAGTGCTTCAAAAGTCGAACTCGCGAAAGAAATCGCCGAACTCAAAAAGATCCTCGGTCTCGAGTCGGGCAAGGCGTACAAGGACCTCTCCAGTCTGCGCTACGGACGCGTGCTCATCATGACCGACCAGGACTACGACGGGTCGCACATCCGCGGTCTCCTCGTAAACTTATTTCACGAACTGTGGCACGACCTCATGAAGATTCCCGGTTTTCTCGCCTACATGGCGACGCCCATCGTCAAGGCGACCAAAGCGAAAGTTACGCAGACCTTCTACACACAGTACGAGTACGATCAGTGGAAGGCGACCGCCGGCGCAGGGTGGACCATTCAGTATTACAAGGGTCTCGGCACTTCGACGCGCGACGAGGCGCAAGAGTACTTCAAGGACCTGAACATCACCGAGTTCTCCTACACGCCCGAGAGTGATCTCGCTGTTGACCTGGCGTTCAACAAGGCGCGCGCAGACGACCGCAAGGTGTGGTTGCAGGGGCATTCTGCTGCCGACATAGTAGTGCCGCACGCCGACCGCCGCCTGCCCTACGAAGAGTTTGTCCACCGCGACCTCATTCACTTCTCGTACTACAACCTCGAGCGCTCCATCCCCAACATCATGGACGGTCTCAAAACCTCCCAGCGCAAAATCCTGTTTGGATGCCTCAAGCGCAAACTGACCGACAAAGTCAAGGTCGCGCAGCTCGCGGGGTACATTTCCGAACACTCTGGATACCACCACGGCGAGATGTCCCTGAACGAAACCATCATCGGCATGGCGCAGGATTTCGTCGGCAGCAATAATCTTGCGTGGTTAGTCCCCAAGGGTCAGTTCGGGACGCGCCTCGAGGGGGGTAAGGACTCGGCAGCGTCGAGGTACATCTTCACCTACCTCCAACCCTACATCAAGCACCTCGTACCCCAGAACGATTTGGGCGTTCTAAAGTACCGCGACGACGACGGTCTTTCGGTCGAACCCGAGTGGTACGCCCCCGTCCTGCCCATGCTGCTCGTCAACGGATGCCGCGGCATTGGCACAGGATACTCGACATTCGTGCCGTGCTACAACCCCGCCGTCCTGAAGAGCGCGCTCGAGGCGTGGTTGCTCGGCGACGACGTTGCCGACATGTCCAAACTCGCATCGTGTAACCTCGTACCCTGGTATCGCGGTTTCACGGGTCGTATAGAACTCGTCGGGTCTGATTATGTGATGACCGCCAAGTACGAATACAATGCTGCCAAAAAGACGGTGCGCGTCACCGATCTGCCGGTGGGGTACTGGACGTCGCAGTTCAAGCAGATGCTCGACGCGTACTGCGAGAAGAAGGAGATTGTCAAGGATTACACCGACACCTCGACCGACACGGACGTGAATTTCGAGATTGTCCTCTACGACGCGCTCAGTGTCGAGGTTCTCGAGAAGACGCTCGGACTCACGGACAAACTCAAGACCACCAATATGCACGCTTTCGACCCCGCCGGCACTATCAAAAAGTATGCGACGCCCAACGAGATACTTCTAGACTACGCCAAGTCTCGGTTGGACCTCTACGTCAAGCGCAAGGCGCATCTTCTCTCTGAACTGAACGCCAAGATGCCGTGGCACTCCAGCGTCGTGAAATTCCTTACCTTGATGTGCGAGGACAGGATTGATCTCCGCAAAAAGTCTGCCGACCAGTGCCGCGCGATCCTGACGTCGCACGACCTCCAGTGCATCGACGACCTTCTGAAACTGCCATTCAGCAGCGTGACCGAGGAGCAGATCGCGAAGCACCAGGCAGAACTCGAGAAACTGCGCAAACAGATCGCCCAGATCGAGCGAACCGCGCCCAACGAGTTCTGGTTGGAGGATTTATGCGGACTGAAAGTATAATCTACAAAGATGGGCGAAAAAGACAACGGGCGCGCAATTTACCAGTCGCTTCTGGCGCAGACAGACACGGAAGCGCGCGATGACTACGAATACGACCCGCGCGTGCAAATGTACATGAACCGCCGAAATGGGGAAGGAGATGCTGTTGCTCGACAACCTACATTCAACCCCGCCGGAGAGATTGATGAGCATCAAGAACGTCTTGCGGTTCTGGCGCGCGATCACAACGAGGATCTTGTCGTTCAAGACCTACCCGAAACCGTCCCAAAGACACATACGGTGCTGATCAACACCGGATATCGCGACTGGACTGTCCAACCCGACGCATATTCGAACGTTTTTTCGTTTGGTTACGAGAAGAATATCGATGTTAGCGGACCTCAAGTTCCCTACTACTATAACAACCTTGTGATCCCTCTCATCGCGTATGAAACTCCAATGAGCGCAGTTATAGTAGGTGCGGGGGCGCGCAACTCGTACATTACCCCCGCGAACGTAGCGCGTCAAACATTCGACACTGCAAACGGAGCAAGAGTCCCCGACTACTTTCGCACCAGTTCCCAGACGTTTCAACCGACGTACGGTTGGAAAATTGTAACCTCCAACGGAGTCCCAATCCACGCACCTACGCCATTTTCGTATGGAGACCCAAATGTTCAGGTGTCGTACTACCCGACATACGACACGCGCAACTCTCGAGGCGCACAAGTCGGCATTGATATTCAACCCAAACTGTACGCTACCAACCAATACAACTACTCCACGTCCAAGCGCTTTTCAAACGTAAGCAGCATCCGCCTCATTCGCGCCATGCTCCCGGTGCGCGCCAATCAACCCTGGAATCCCGAAATTTTCACAGACACTGCCGGCGTTCCTCTCCCCCTGGTCTACCAAGACTCGTTTCACATAAAGTCATACTGCTTCATGAACATTGGAAACCTGAATGGAGGACAGTACGGAGGCGCACAGGCGGTCCAGCGATCCTTTGCGACGCTCGCGCAGTCCGGGCGGACGCTCTACGATCCGTTCACCCGGAATCCGGGTCAGTGTGTCGATCTATATCCGTGGAACGACGAAGCGTACACGTTCGACCCGCCTCTTCACGAACTCTCCAACGCAAACCTCCAGTTGGTCGACGAGGTGGGCGCTGCGTACTCTCAACTCGACACGCTCAGCATCGTGGGAATGAATATCCTCGGAGGGTCAAACTTTGGCAAGGTAAAGTTTTTTGTTTCAACCGCGTCGTCAACAGATCCTCTAACAACTCTGAACGATGCGAATGTTTTCTATGGGAAAGACGTTCGAGTCGGCGACGAAATCGTCTTTTACATCCCGGCAGTCTCGCAGATTGCGTCAGATTCAGCAGCAGAAGCAACACTCACTCCATTCTTCCAGACCTTTTCCAATAACTACATCGTCACCGACCTGTGCAGTCGCGACTTTCCAACCACCGCCGTCTTGCCCACTTCGTATTACGCAACCTCCTTCAACGCAGTCCCCAAAATCCAAACGTCCAACATGAGCAATCTCTACACGACCATGTCGTCGCTGGTTAACTCGCCAAACTCAAACATATACCTGCGGTCCTACGACGGACACGCCAAAACGCTGTCACAGGAGTACGTGATCCCGATCCTGAACAAGAGTCTACAGGCGACCTTTGCCCTCGAAATCATCACCCGAGAACCCGACGCGAGCAAGATCACGAAAATGATTCCTGTAGTTGAATAATGAACCATTCTGGAAAAACTGCTGCTGCCGGAAACACGACCCTCGGCGAACTGTACCCAAAACCCAGTCGCGAACTCGCCAAGATATATATCGAATCTGCCGTCCCCAACGCGCCGCAGCACACGGGGTACGTCCCGAACGCCAGCGACCCCGAGACCAAGACCACAGAGGCGTTCCGTATTTTTGAGACGCACCACGAAGACCCAAAACTCGCCTACGGATCTACCTTCGCCCAGCAGGCGCTCGTCCGCATCTTTACGTCCACGCCCCTGAACCAGGCGTACTTTTCCGAGGAAAACGTGGACTTTATTCAGCAAGAGATCCGCTACCGGGTCTGGGTAAAAAGCGGGAACAAGCACGTCATTGATCGCCAGCGCCCCGATGACGTAAAGACGGTCATGCGGTCGTACTTTCTGCAGTTTTCCCGAAACATTCCAGGAAAGGAGCGCGAGGAAATACGGGAAATCGACGAGCGCGTCATCAACTTTTGCGTCGACGACATCCTCGGGAGCATCAACATGTACATCTACAACCAGAAGGATCTGCTGGACTTCCCCGCCCCTATCGCAAACCCCATCAACCCGAACGTCACAGGGACGCGCTCGCGCGAATTCAAGTCCTTCTTTTAGGTTTGAGTGAAGTAAACGACCCATGCTAGTCCGATTTCAAGACGAAATTTACGCAAAAGCAGACAACCGACTCTTGGTGTGGGACACCGCCTGGCAGTCGTTTCGCCCCGTTGAATCCATCGTGTGGAATCCCTCGACCCGCCGCGTCGAACCTTTTTACGGGGAATACTGCATGGAGATTTTTGACACAGATTACGGGTATGGATCTGCCAAACTCCGCGATTTCTGCGAGGAATTTACGGACGCTGCCGACATTTCGACTGCCGCCGAATTCGAGAGCGCCGACGCATTTTGGCGCTGGACGAACCAACCCTTGACGTGGATTCGCGATCGCGGAGTATCGCTCCACCCCTGCCACAAAGTCCCGAATCGCAGGGATTACCTTCAGGTCTTGAATGCGCGGGCGCGCACGTCGAAGCGCGCGCCTCGTCAAATACAGGGAACTTTGAAACGCGCGAGACGATAATGAGGGTCAATCTTATTTCGTCACACCGCAATCAAACCGGACTCGCGCAGGATGTCGACCTTCTGCAGGGAATGTGGCATCTTGCCGACGACACCGTAAAGTTTCGCAGAATTCTCCACGTCCAACCCGAGTGCGAACAAGCAGAGATCAATGTATTCTTCGAGGTTCTCAGTCCTTCGCTCTTTACCTACGCAGCGCGGAACATCTGGATTCCCAATCAGGAGTGGGCGTACAAGTCATGGGTCGCGTCGTACATGCACTCCATCGACGAGATCTGGTGCAAGACGCACGAGGCGTACGAGGTCTTTTCGAAAGTGCATCCGAACGTCAAGTACATTGGGTGGACGTCGATCGCCAAGGGGATTCCCGACACCAAAAACTTCCACAAGGCGCTGCTCCTCGTCGGCAAGAACATTTATAGGCATCCCCAGTTGATCGTGGACGCCTACGCAGCAGCAAACGCAGTCAAAGCGCTTCCCGAACTCCACATTATTTACGATGCGACCCGCATGAAGTTGGACGTCCCCGACAGTCTGACCAACGTAAAAGTGCACCCCAATACCCTGAAAGACTCCGAGTACAATGCGATCGTGGACGAGTGCGGTCTCGCCATTTGCGTTTCGGGCGCAGAGGGGTTCGGTCACGCCGTCAACGAAGCAGCGTCCAGCGGGTGTGTTCTCATGCTCAACGAGATCGCGCCCTTCAAGGAGTTTGGGTACGACGAAGGCGTCGTATGGATTCCGAATTCTGAAACTGTAGACCACCCCGAGTGCCTCGGGGTCATCGCCAAGACCGAGAAAGTCGAGGTCATGGACGCACTCAGTCGCTACACCGAACTAAAGTTCAAGGAGCGCAAGGCGATGTCCGAAAAAAACGCGGCGGCGTACACGAAGCGCCACGCGGAATGGACGGCGCGCATGCGGGCGTTCTTGAAGGATTACTCCACGGACGAGATTTACAATATCCAGTCCACTTTGCCCGCCGAGGAGGATCTGCCCGGGGTCACGATCATCACGCCGACGCGCGACCGCATGAAGTTCATGGAGGTCTGTGCGGGATGCGTAAGTTCCCAGTGCTACCCTGCCGACAAACTTGAATGGTTGGTGATTGACGACGGCAAGGATACGTGCGAAGAATTTGTCAAGAGCGTGCCCTTCGGAAAGCACATCTTGGAAACAGCGGGCAAGACCATTGCGTGGAAGCGCAACCTGGGATGCCGACTCGCAAAGTTCCCCGTCATCATTCACATGGACGACGATGACATTTACCCGCCCAATAGCGTCCTGTTCCGGGTATCGATGATGCTGCGCGCCAAGAAAGAGGCGGTGTTCTGCACGACCATCTCGTGCTACGATATTACAAACTACATTTCGTTCGTCAACGTCCCGCCGATGAGACTACCGCAGAGTATGCGCGTATCGGAAGCGACGCTGTGCCATACGAAGAAATTCTGGGAGGAGCAGGGGTTTGAGGATGATGTGAAAATCGCGGAGGGCAACACATTCATTCGCGGTCGCGAACATATGTGCAGCGAACTCTCGCCGCAGGAAATCATTGTGAGTCTTGTGCATCCGTGGACGACGTCTTCCCGCAAAGCGCCCAAAGGCATGGAATCGAACGGGTGTCATTTCGGTTTCACGGACGACTTGTTTGAGATGCTTTCAAAGATCGGAGGCGCGGCGCCGCTTAACGGCGCTTCTTCATCTTCTTGAGGCGGAGCGTGAGCTTCTTCGCCTGCTTGCCGAGCGAGTGGAGCTTCTTGACCAACTTCTTGGCCGTCATCTTGCTGCGGCGACCGCCCCCCATCTCCTGACCGCCGAGCGCCGCGGCGTCCTCGCCGGCAGTCTTCAGCACACCACCGGCTATGGTGCCAGAGGGCATCGAAGGGGCTGCGTCGCCATCCCCACCGTGGCGGCGCTTGTGGTGGCGGCGACGGCGACCACCTGTGAGAGGAAGAGGAGAAAGGCCAGACATTTCTTGTTTGTATTGACCCTAGACAATTTTTACGCGGAGCACATGAGACAGTCGGGAGTGGTTGAAGGTTCCACCGTAAACTTTTGTGCCGAGGCGACCGCCTTTGTCCGCAGGTAGTAGCACCCCGTCTTCAGTCCCTTCTTCCAGGCGTACATGTGCATGCTGGAAATTCGGGCGTACGTGGGATCTGCGACGAACAGGTTGAGCGACTGCGACTGGCACACGTACGGCGCCCGGTCTGCCGACATGTTGATAATGGTCTTCATCGGAATCTCCCACGCAGTCTTGTACCGCTCCCGCAGTTCCGACGGCAGACCTGCGATTCCCTGCACACTTCCGCCGTCCGCAATGATCTGGTTGCGGATATCAGGATTCCAGAGACCTGCTGCGACGAGATCTTC